CCCATAGCCGGGCGCAGAGGTGGAACTCGTGATCAGATCTATCACCGACACTCGCGGGAGAATAGTATCTATCCTTAAATTTCGGGTCATCATCGCAGAGGGCTGCGAATCTCTCGGCCAGATCACCACCCACCTCGCCCCCATTGCTTTGGAGGATGGGGATCTTCGGGTTCTCGGCCCATATCCGGTGGTGTACTCGATTGAGTGCCTCGTCGAAGTCCTCTATATCAGAGGTTGCGCTATCCAGCCTGTGGCCGGTGAAGGTGAGATACCTGCCCCCATCGTAGACCTCCACATTGCCCTTTTTGCGCCCCTCTCGGCGAAGCTTTCCATATCCCAGTATTCGGAGCCCCTCACCGCTCGGTGAGATCTCAACGTAGCTTCCCAGCTCCTCGACGATCTTCAGCGCCCACGGCTCGATCTCCCCTCCCTTGACGCAATGGTCGAGGTCGACGCCGGCGAGAGCCTCCATAGCATTGAGAGAGAGCCCGATCCCGTCGAATCCGCCCCGCTGGTAGGCCTGGACTGCCTGGGAAAAGGTCATCCATTCTGTGGGGTCGTGGGCGTCGATCTTTTTCCCGTCCTCGTTAAATGGGGGTTTGGTCCATTTTCCATTGACGGGGGTATATTTCCACAGAATCCAGCCTTCGACCTCCTTCAGGGCAGCGGGTGCGTTCCGATGCCAGACTTCAAGGGCCGTAGGCTTCGGGGGGAGGGTCATCTTCTCCCCTCTCGCAGGATATCTCTTATTTTTTCGCCACGTGCGAGGCGAAAGTAATCGTCAATGGGTGGCGGTTCCACCTTCATTTTGACCGCCCCCACTGCTTGCTCTCTCTGTTGAGGTCTCTTTCAATCCTTCCGGAGATCTCTTTATCCGGATCTTCCCTATAATCGGGAAGTTTATATCCCTTTGAATAGAATCTATTCATAACTGACACAGCCCCAAATGTGTTAGTTTCGCCCGGGCGACTTCGGGGTCCATCCGAAGTCACCCGTCCTTATTATCTGGCGCGAAGTATTTAAGGATTTTGATGTTATCCAACGAAATTATATAAAAACCAATTGGATGACCACCACTTTCATCAATCTACATCATGGCCTTTGCCTCGGCTCTTCGTCTTTTCATCTCCTCCAAGTCAGTCTCAAGCCCCGCGCGCCAATCATCGAGTCCGTCCTCTTTTAGTAGCCGTCTTATGAATGATATTACATAATTGGCGTGCTTATACTCATCAGCTGGAGATATACCGCTTTCACTCATCAGTTGTGCCAACCGCGCCATTGCAACATGCCACCTCTCACCAAATAGAGGGACGAGGTTTTTGTAGTGGCATACAGGACATGTGCAGTAGTACATCGACTGCCCGCCATACATCCATTCGTGGCCGCAGTTTTTGCATTCGACCAATATTGGGGCGAATTTCGCTCCAGGCATGTGAGTAAGTGGGTGAGTAAGTTATTTAAAAGTTACCCTCCTTCGCCCGCCATGGGTCGTTTTTCTTATGTAACTTGCCCACCTATACCGACCAATTGGTTACATAAGAAATATGAAGTAAGGATAAAAATATACTTGATGTTTGAGGCGTCTGTTGATGTAATGTTAGCCATAAACTTGTTATAACCGATCGATAAGTCCACTTGAAAATTTCGTCCACAAAAACGCTATCAGTCGCCGCATCTCCGAGGGCAGATACTCGGATAAGCCCAAACTTGATCGATTTACCCATACCTTTGCGCGACAGAAGGGGGCAGATTCCATAGTCTGTGGAACGCAGGGGCAGGAGTTGTAAACAAGCCCACTTTGGACGATTAGAAAAAAGAGAGAAGAGTTGGAGAAGCTTCACTTCCGAAGCTCCTTGATGATAGTTCTGTTATATTTCACGCCCAAATCTGGAAGATATCACAGAACTGCCAGCGCCTCCGCCTTCAGCTGGCGGGCCTTCTCTGTGGCCGCCTTTTGGGTCATCTTCCGAGGAGAGCCGATGTACTTATTGACGACCTTATCCCCCATCTTCCAGGACGCGAAATAGTACTCATACGTCTTCGGCCCCTTCGCGGTGATCTTCTCCACCGGGCCGAGGTAGACCGTCAACGCCTCCAACCGCGCCGCGCTCCACAGGTCCTCGGCCTCGCCCTCCAGCCTGGCCGCCTCCGCCTCCCTCTCCCTCGCCGCCGGTTCCATTCCCCGGAACTGCCGGAGCTTCGCTGCCTCGTCTCGCAGCTTCCGGGCCTCCTCTCGCAAGGCCTTGATCTCCTCCCCGCTTGTGGTTTCGTAAATGATCTTCGGCGTAGCCATGTATAATAGTTATGTGACCATACCATATATATTTGGTGGCTAGGGTCACATAACTAATCTGGCTTGTGGGATTTGGAACTCGGCAAAAAGATTATTTAGATAGAATCACAAAGCAGTAGCCGCATGTAACCACAATAGAATGAGGTGATAGTAGAATGGAATTAGTAGACCAACCCCTAGCGGATGCCAGAGGCCGGTCCTCGACCAAGGATAACATGGCCCTTCTGGCGGATAAGCTTTTCGATGACGTCCCGAGAATTAAGCATCTTTTAGCCGAGGTCCTCCAGCAGCAGGAGGATGAGATTCACCGGCTCCAGTGCATCTCCCAGCAACGACAGAGAGACATCCAGCGCCAGGAAGAAGAGATCCACAAGCTCAGGGTGGAGCTGGACACCTTCCGGGAAGAGGCCGCCCTCGAAAGAGCATACGATCGCCAGAGGATCAGCAAGCTCGAAGCCCCGGCCCCCGCTCTCAGTCAAAAGACCGCATCCGACCACCTGGACCGCCTTTTCTCAGAGATGAAACGGCTTAGGATGCGTCAGACCACAACGAAAGACGCCGCTCGCCTTCTTGGAGTGACAAAACGGCATATCAATCGATTAGAACCGCTATTGGACGACGATCATCGTTTCCAGGTCATCAAAGATCCTCGCCATAAACAACGTCATCTCATCAGATTAGTTTAGGAACTTAAACCGAGACATGTCTCGGTCCCAGTTCTCTGAAGGAATCACTAGCAGCTAAAAATCAGATCATCAGATGTGACGATCATCTGATAAAATGTAACATTATCTAGTCGGAGATATAGATATATATACGAAAAATATATATAAACAAAAGAGAAAATCGCTATCTTGTCTTGGTTTTGCCAAGCCGAGACCGAGACATGTCTCGGTTTATTTCCAGTTTTCTTCCTGAATTAATCGGTATTCGTTATTAAGTGCATGGGGCATAGCAAGCAAATGGGCTTGACAAGTTACAACATCACATAGGGATGTGATGTTTATTGTGTTTGCCTGCGTGTGCCCCTCTAATGTATAATACGTTCTTGTTATATCAAACCCTGCGGTCAAGTTGAGGGGTCAACGTTTAGTACATCTAATGGGGAGTATAATGAGGTGCGTATAAGTGGCAAGCATAGGGGTTAAAAAAAGTAACCTTGGCAGAAGATCTAACGGAGGGAAAAACCAAATATGTATGTCAGATTTACCTATACACGGGTGGTATCAATTCGTATTGGGATATCCACCTCATCTAGTCACACAGTATTTAAATAAATTCAATATCTCACATAACGCTATCGTTTTGGATCCTTTTTGTGGAACCGGAACAACAAATGTAGAATGCTTAAAAAGTAATATACCAAATTATGGAATTGAGGCAAATCCGGTTGCATATTTTGCCGCAAAAGTTAAGACGAATATGATGCTGGACGTAGAGGATCTTCACAATTATTTAGGTTATATTTATAATTCTTCACTGTTGTCTTATAAAAAACTTTATATTGCTGATAATCGTTCGATAATCGAGCCAAAAACGAATTTAAACTTATTTGTTGTCGATTCTATACCTACACTCAAAAGCGAAAAACAAAAGATACTACCAAAGGGGTTTATAAGTGATGTGCCGTTAAATAAAGTTTTAATACTAAAAAAAGTTATTGATTCGATTGAGGATGACGAAATACGATCATTTTTTAAACTTTCATTAGCAAATTTAATTATAAATCGAGCAGGAAATATAGCTTTTGGCCCGGAGATTTATCGGACTAAACCGAAAGAAGACATTAATGCATTGGATTATTACGTAGCTAATACTCAACAAATGATCGAAGATGTATCGAGATTCAGTGGCATTGATAACTCAAAAATTATCAAAGGGGACGCACGTAAAATCGATAAATGTCTGCCAGAGGAACTGATGGGACAGATTAATTGCGTTATAACTTCCCCACCATACCCAAATGAAAAGGATTATACGAGAAGTACCAGATTAGAGAGTATTTTACTTGATTTTATCAATAATAAGCGCGATTTAAGGAACGTTAAAGAGGATCTTCTACGGAGCAACTCTAGAAATATTTTTGCGAAAGACGTTGATGGTAACTGTATTGCAGAATATAGTAAAATCACAGAAATAGCAGATGAAATCGAGAAGAAAAGAATATATCTGAATAAAACTTCAGGATTCGAAAAGATGTATCACAAAATCGTCCGTCATTATTTTGGAGGAATGTATCTCCATTTAAAGAGCCTAAAACCATATTTATCAGAGGATGCTAAGTTAGCTTATGTCCTTGGTGACCAAATGTCTTTTTTCAGAGTTTATATACCAACCGCCGAATTAATTGCGGACATTGCTGGATCACTAGGGTATAATGTCATGGGTATCGAACTTTGGCGCACGAGAATAGCTACAGCAACAAAAATGAACATAGATGAAAATGTGTTGATACTTAAAAATGATTGAGGTTGACCTAAATGACTACTTTAAACAACGAAACAAAATATGATAAAATTCTTATAGAATTGTTTCAGGCTAAATTAGCAGATTGTGGGGGCGAAGATATTATTAATTTTGATAAAGATGACGTCGCTAAAGTGGCGAACGATCTCAACATAACTATTAGAAATATTCCGGATATAATTTATACCTACCGATCGAGACGACCGCTGCCAAAGACCATACTTGATAAAGGCAATTGGATTATTGCACCTAAAGGGAAGGGAAAATTTGCGTTTTGCAAGATAAGCCGCTCCCCGCATCTAACAATACAAGAGGGACTAACATCTATCGATATTCTAAATTCTTTACCTGAGATTGTAGAGAAATATTCTACAAACGATGAGCAAGCTCTTTTATCATGTATACGATATAATAGACTTATTGATGTTTTTACCGGAATAACTTGCTTTCATCTCCAGTCGCATATTAGGACCACAATTAGGGAAGAAGGTCAAGTAGAGGTAGATGATCTCTATGTGGGTGTGGATACCGATGGAAACGAGTATATTATACCAATTGAAGCTAAGGGTCCGGACGCACGTGATATGATTGGATGGGTTCAAATATCAAATTTGGTTAAATATGCAAGGCAATATTTCCCGGGAATTACCTGTTGTCCAATCGCTGTAAAGCCAATCGATGCAAATAAAATATATTTAATCGAATTCGAGGATAATCCCAATTTCGAAGAAATCTCTATAAAAAACATTAAACTTTATAACTTAGTCCGGAAATCTTCACAAAAAAGTGGATTACAGAGCAAGCTGATATGCTAAAATCCAGCCGTTCTATCTCCGTCGCTCCTCGACTTATTTCTCCAGCTCGCCGCTTTCCAGGCAGTCTTTGATGTACTGCTGGACTGTTCGATTCTTGTATCCTACCTGCTGAGCTATTGCCTGTCGGTTCCGCTCCCCACTCCTCCACAGCTCTTTGATTTTCTCTTGTGTTGCTGAGTCCTCGGATAACCTCTGAATTGTGGGTTTAACCTCTGGTTTAACATCTTGTTTAACCGGTTTAACGTCCTGTTTAATTTTTGGTTTAACTTCTGGGATCAGTTTAACCTCGCGTTTAACTTCTGGTTTAACTCCTAGTCTGCTATCAATCAGATTTATAAGCTCTTTTTTATCTAATACTATTAGGCCTGTACCTTCAGGGATCGCGACGTTAAAATATTGGTTTAACGCATCTCTCACGATGTCGCTTTTGGACTTATCGGAGCGTTTAACCTCTTCGTCGATCAGGGTCTCCAGCTCCTCTGAGATCTTGACCCCTAAGAATGGCATGTTTAACTAATTGTTAAACGATCGGTTAAATATCTATGCCAGGTTAAACGAATTGTTTAACAAAAGGTATAACCGCCCACATTAGCAGGGCGGGTTAGTATACCACAGTTCTGTATTGCTCAACACCATCAAGGTTTCTGTGGATTCGCACATCCAAAACCGTGACCTCGGTCCCGTTGTACTTGATCACGTCGTCGATTTCGATTGCTTCTTTTGTGAAGACTTTGCCGTCAGAGTAATCCCAGCCGCCACCAGATGGCTTGATAACGGGGTTCTCTTCCCATCGACACGCGAACTCTTCCCAGCCGAAGGTCTCGACGTACTCCTCGGATTGATCCCAGATTTTGATCACTATGTTCGGCGGGGTGCCTTCGTCGGCGAGTCCCGAGCTTGTGATGGTGGTTATCTTCCCCCAGTCGTCTCTCGTTGTGTAATATTCGCCGTTCCCGTTGATGGTGATGTAATCGGCTTGAGGATCACCATAACGGTCCTCGCCTATTACAACGATCTGGCCCGTTGCCGGATCTCCACCTGACACCGTGAACCAAATTATCGTGAAATAATAGACGCCTTCGTAATCAGTGGCCGTAATATCAGATAACATCGACTCGGCGGTCGCTGGCCCGTTGTAAAACTCGGTCGTGACTCCTCCCTTCTTCTCGGCAACCTGGTTGAGATAGTCCTCGATCATCGAGCCCGCGCCCCTTTCGCCAGATAGGGTTCCAGCAGCCTGTAAGCCGTCCAGGACCACAGGGGAGCCCCCAGGACTCCACCACCTTGAAGCGATCTGTCGAAGGTCTCGGATACCTCGGAGAGCTTGAATGATTTGACCCCACCACGCTGGAGTTTTCGGCGGCCCGCGTTCTCTGTGCTTAGTCTCGCCAGGATCTCCTCACAGACTGCATCTTTGATCGCCTGTGGAACCATCACGTTTCCATCAGCATCAAGGTCAGAGATCACCCATCCCCGGCGCGTCTTGATCGATCGCGGCCACTGGAGGGGCTGGGTGGAGATGTCGGTCTCATATTTCTTACCCACAAAGGGGAGCGAGTCGACGATCTTAGAAGAGTACTTCAGAGCATCTTCCTTATCTGCTGAGGATGCGCCGGTCCAGGCCGAGGAGTCGGGTCTATCGGCTACGTAACTATCAACTTCTGAGGATGTTACATATTCAGCCGTGAAAAATACCTCCTAAAGGAGCTGTGGGGGCCGCCGGTGCGAAGAGCGGCCCCTCGTTGTTATGGCTTAACCATCGTGATATTTTCAAGGCAGTGCGTAGGCCTCGATCGTTCCGGCGATGTTGGTTCCCGTGGTGTCGGTGATGTCGATGTGAATCGTTCCGTCTGCCTGGAGGTATCGAGCCGTCTCGATCGGGCCGATACAGAACTCATCGTTGGCGACTACGTCGTCTCCTCTCACAAAGTCGCCGAGACTCCGCCGAAAGGCAGGGCGAGCGGTTCCAGCCTTCAGAGTCACAGCACCGCCGGTTCCCGTCCCCGCCGAGATGTGGACGAGGATCAGAAGCCTCTTGAAGTTGGCTCCAGCGGCGATGACGTGGCCGTTGCCCTTATCGATCGCGTCGGGCGTCTCTCTGTCGGCCCATGCCCCGGCCAACTCATTTACTGTGATTTCAGATCTTACCATCTTGGATCACCTCAGCTTGGAGCACAGGTCAGAACGCACAGGCAGTCAGGATCAACGACCTTTGCGCCGTAGCAGTGCAGACCCCTCAGTGCATCCGCAAAGAATTTCTCAGGTCGGTACGCTTCGGTCTCATTCACAGAGTCGGCGAAAGTCGTCGCCCTCGCCACTCCAGCAACGACCTTGTAGTGGTCGCCCGCCGTGTTCGGTACGTTGTTGGACTGAAGGATACTGAAGCCGAAAAGCTTCGCGATCTCGCCGTTCAACATGGCCTTCTCCACACCGGACCACGTGGGGTTAACGATTGCGTCTTCCTGGAGAAGCCACTTGATAACCCAAGGCGGAAACACCACAAACCGGCCTTCAGAGGGTACGTTGTCTTCATCGAGAAGCTGTTTGACTGACAGAAGCTCCTCGGTTACAAGGTCGGTGGTTCCGTCAAAGATCTTGTCAGATCCATCCGCCCCCACAGCGTTCCCGGCACCCGCTACCATCTGGGCGACTATGTACTGATCGGCCACGTCTGCAAGCTGGTAGGCCGCGTCTCTTGTGGCGCTCTCCATCAGCTTAACGTTCATCTGCGCCTTGTCTATGTCGTCGATTCTGAAGTTGAAGTACTTCGCCTGAGTTATTTCCAGCGTGGTTGAAGCGTCGTCGAGGTCTTCAGGGTCGCCTATCCCCGTGGTCTTGTCGTAGTTATCGATCGTTATCGGACCGTGGGCGGTGATCCTCACCGTGTCGCCTTTGCCCCGGATGGTACCTTCGTAGTCTCTGTTTGCTACTCCGGCCTGACCGTAGACCATAGACTTCTGGAGACTCTGGAGGATTTGGGCGGCCCAAACCTCCCCTATGAAATTCGTTAATGCCATGCGATTTTACCTCAATGAGCCTTCTTTCATCTGGCTCTTGATCTGGTCCATGTTTGCGATGATCTCGTCTGGCTTCATGGCCTTCACAGCTTCGCGAGTGAGAGGTTTCTTTACCTCGCCCGCTGGATTGCCACCGCCGCCCACAGGCTCTTTGGGTCCGATCTCTTTCAGCAGCTTCTCGCCGTCTGCCTTCAGCTCCGCCTCGGTCGTCCCCGCCAGTCTGCTGGCCAGGGCCGGAGGGAGTTTCAGGTCGGTGGCGATCTTCGTCTTCAGAGAGTCCAGGGAGGTCTTTTCGTACTCGGCCACCTTGTCTTTCAAGGCGTCCCGTTCGGCCTCCAGCTCTTCGTATTTCGTCTTCTCACGGGCGAGCCGGTCCTGGACTATCCGATCCACATCAGCCTGAGTAAATTTCTTTTCACCATCATCGCCGGACATATTCACGATCTCCGAGTTTACGGCCTCGTTTGCCTAATTGTATATTCTTATCGGGATAGTATTTAAAGCTTTGTCCTTTTTGTAGAATAGCTTATGAAATAGCTGTAGCGGTTTGGAAGGTTGCGTAATTTTGTTTCAGCCTCAAGTATTCATTTTCCTTCATGAAACTCAGTGCATCAGAATCGACCTTGCGGCCTAGACGACCACCCACCCCCTTGAAAACGGGCGAGGGAAGGCACTGACACGACGGATGATAAGGGGGCCTATCCTCTCCCCTGGTGTGCGTAAACGAGGCCATGAACTGACACCACGGACAGGGGCGAGGCCCTAAAATGATATTGAACCCATCTATCGCTTCTATCTGATCTGCGATGTTGAAATAAGCTGAATTGGAGGCGAGGGCGTGCTCTGTTCGGTAAATCTGGTATCGTTTCCAGCGCTGTAAATAGCTGAACTCTTCTCTGAACTTCTTATCAAAAGCTTCCCATGTTCCGGTCTCTCGATATGACTCGATCAGGATTCGACGTACTTCATTTCGGCCAGAAGCCCCCACAGACTTGATGAAGGCCCCGCCGCGCTTCGAGAGGTACTCGTCAACCAGGGGATCGAGTTCTCGTTTTGATGGGAAGGATGCGTAGAGGTCCAGTCCTTCGAGCTTGTGGATGGTGGCCTCTGCCTGGTTTTTGTAGGGGAGGCCGAGATAATATTTCGAGCTGGGATCAGCCATATCCGACCACAGCCGCCGCTCGAATTTCTCAACCAGGGGGTCCTTTTCCCGGACGAGACGAGACACGACCTCCACCGGGATTCCTTCGTTATAGGCGGCCATGTAGTAAGCCAGGTCTCGGAGCGGCATAGAGGCCACGTCCTCCACATCCAGGGAGATGGACATGAGGAGCGCCCGCCCCTTCGCTGTGGGGTTCGTGACTATGCCGAGCTTTAACCGCTTCTGGAAGTCGGTTAGGGTCCTGATCTCTTCGATAGTGAGCTGTCTCATACCATTATCTCACGCTTGAAGAGGTCCTCTTCCTCCTCGATACTGGCGACTTCGGCGTCGATGTCCTTCTCTGATGCGCCTTCCATCAGCCTGGATATGCTGGACCGGCGAGACGTGACTCCGGCGTCGCGCTTTGTTTTTTCGACGTTGGCCGCTTCCACAGGATCAACGGGAAGGGCTGATCTCCACTCCAGGGAGACGGTGGTGAGCTTCTGAGCCCCGCTCATCCTGGATGCAACCTCGAGTTCTGCTGTGGTCTTGAGGACCTCGATGAGCTTCGGCCTGATCCTGAGCCTCAGCCGGTTAACCTTCGCCAGGGTGGGGAGCATCAACCTCTTGAGGGCGCTTCCCGACTCGGCGAGCCCGTTCTTTGTCTCACCAAAGGCAGCCGGGGAGAGTTCTGCCATGACGTAGAGCTGAGAGAGAAGGGTCTCGATCTGTCGGAACGTGGCCTCCATCTCAGCATCCCAGGTTAGGATCTTTGGCGGGGACTCGCCCTCGTTAAGGGCGATGTACTTCTCATCGGAAGCCCACACGACCTCGCCGGTGAGAGGGTCTCGGACCCTAAGCCCCGACGGCCCGCACATCCAGGGATCGGCGAAGACGTCCAGAGTCCCCGAGACCTTAATCAGCCTCCTCTCGATCTCCTCCACAAGGTCGGAGATGTCTTTGAAGTCGTCCAGCCCGAAGACGCCGTTCCCGGCCTTCAGGTTGGAGAAGGGGAAGACCAGGAAACCAGCAACGCCGGTCTCCTCCTCTTCTTTCAGGCTGGAGTACCTCTCGATGGTGGCCAGGGGGACGGGCTCTTTGATCTCCTTACCATCAGAGGTGAGCTTCAAGAGCCTGTGCTCGATCTTTCCGGGCTTGTGGATCTCCACCTTGACGTACTTGTCATCGCCGAAGGGGACCTCCCAGGCCAGAACGTGAGCCGAGAACGCCCCGGAGTCGTCGGGGTCCACCACCGGGAACCAGTGGCGGGGATCGATCCGACTGATGACCCCGCGCTTCCCATCCCATCGAGGCTTGAGGACCCCATCACCGAAGGCGATCAGGTCGCTGAAGAGGTCGTAAGCCAGGGTCTCGAAGCCGTTATCGTCGGCGATCCTGTCCACCGTGGCCTGATCCTCGGCGGTGATCTTCGGTGGGTTCCCCACAGCTAGATCGGAGAAGAGGGTGCAGATCCTCTTGAACCAGTTGACCCTCATCTTGATGATCCGGGGGGCGTCGTCCTCATTCAATCCGGCGAAGACCAAATCGTGGTCTCCTTCCATCAGCAGCCGGTTCTTTGCGTATCGAGCCAGCCGGTCTTTGTCTGGCGGCCACTTCTGGCCGGGTTTGAGAAAATCTAACGTGGTGAATACGGTCATCTTGAAGGCCTCCTAAAATCGGTAACTCGGCGGCTCTTGCTGATCCTGTTGACCAGGTAGCGAAGGCAGTCGGCGAGGTCGTCGTCTTCTTTGATGGGCGCGTCCTCGCCCCGCTCGGTGGCTTTGGGGTCCCATCGGTAGCCTTCCAGCTCCTCGGCCAGCATGGGGCAGCCGACGAGGTAGAGCCAGCCCTGGTCGAAGGCGTTGATCACCTTCTGGATCCCGTTGAGGACGTCGTTGTCTGCCTGCTGGACGCCCTCGATCCCATCCCCCACAAACTGGAGCCGGTGAGCTTTGGCCGCCGGGTCAACGTCGATCGAGGTCGGGTACATCCCAGCCAGGAATTTCTTCAGATCCTTCGAGACCTCAGCCGGGGACTTGTCGGCCTTGCGGTACTCTCCAGCGATGTACCATTTATCGGCTAGCCGGTACGCTTTCAGCATCGCTGTGGGGTGGGTGGCGCCAGGGTCCACAGCGACTCTCATCTCCTCGATCCGACCATCGGGAAGGCGGGGGATGCAGTGAAGATCTCGGTTGAAGTTGCGGTAAACGGCGCCCTCAGCAGCCACCCACAAGCCGTCGATGTACCTCTGATAGAAGAGGGAGCCTCTCGGCCCGAACTGGCGCTTCAGCTCAGCGACGTATACGGGATCCAGCCAGGGGTTATCTGTCAACTCGAAATGCCATGTCTTGAGGTCCAGCTCGCCCTCTCGGTCTATCCATCGTTTCTTTAAAAAGTGTCCGGGGTTGCCGGGATTCGTGGTTAAGAAGAGCTGGGAGCCGGGCTCCGAGAGACGAGAGATCAGCATGTTAAAGAAGCTCTCAGGGGTTAGGGAGCCCTCATCGACGAGAGCCCCTCCGAGGGTGAGGCCTGCGATCTTCGCATAGGCCGCCTCGTCATTGGCACCCTCACAGAGGATAGGCCGCCCGTAGATGGTGGCGACCTTCAGGGACCGCCGGTATTCGAAGTTGTCAGGCCCGACGAGCTTCGAGATGGGGAGGAGGACGTTTCGCTCCAGGCTCGTCAACGTCTTCCCGGTCATCAGCAGGTTAACGTCTCTCGGAGCCTCCAGGACAGCCCGCAACCATCGGACGTTGGCCCCGACGGTCTTCGCTGATCTGACCGCCCCGTGGGCGAGGTTGACCCGGGCGTCGGAGTGAAGGCAGAAGTCCCGCTGTTTCCCCACAGGGACTTGGAAGGTCACGCCTCCACCTCCTCACCCATCTTCTCAAACAAAATGCGGATCTCCCCGCCCCTCGCCGATGGGTCGGTGGACTCTTCCAGCCGCCGCTTATCGATGCCAATCGCAAAGCCGGTCATCAGATACTGAAAATCGCGGGGGTTATCGCAGCTTTTCAGAAGCTCCCGGCCTTTGTTCAGGGCCTCGCCTATCAGCTTGATCCTGTCCTCGGAGGCGTAACAGGACTTGATAAGAGCGGCCCTTTTTGTGGTGGAACGTTCCCCTAGATCCAGGCCGTTTCTGGAAGCGATCCGGGATATCGTTCCCGTCCCTCTCTGAAACTCTTCGGCCACGTCCCGGACGGATCGGCCCGCCTTCAGGGCCTCCAGGATCGCCTTCTCTTCGTCCTCGGCGACAGGACCGCCTTTAGCCATCAGTGTACTATAAGGATAATCAATATATAAATAGCTTTGGTTAATTGTCCTAATCAGGACAATTAAACCCTCTCGAATATCCCTGTTGCTCCAGCATCCCGATAGCCATTACTGCCTTATCCTGTGGCCAGTTCTGATCTTTCATCAGGGCTTTCACGGTGGGGAGTTGACCTCCTCCCAGGTCCAGATAGTAGGGGATGCTCAGGTTGAATATCCTCGGCGGCTCGGTCTTTTCGGTAGCTGTTGCCGCTTTTGGCTTTGGGGGCTGCGGGGGTGGGCATACTGTCAATCTGTCGGAACTGTCACCACTGTCACAGGGGTATTCACTGTCACCTAGTTTGCGGCCTTCCTCTGTAACACCTTCCCCACAAGAAGATAATTTATCTTCAGATTTAGTGTTACGATTATCCTCTCGATCCTCAGTGTTACGAGTGACAGTATTGACAGATATGACTTTATTGACTGTATATACAGTATCGACACTAAGGACGACCTTGATCGTAGCTTCGCCCCTGGGGTTCTGGATCTCACAGTACTCGATGGTTCCGTCCCCGACCATGGTATCGAGATACTCCTGGAGCTCCCTCGCCTTGATCTTCACATGCCTGGATATTTTCCGCTTGGTAGAAACGCCACCATGCCTCTTCAAAAACGCTATGATCCGGTCGATCACGTTCTTCTCCAGGTCCCGGCCTACCATGTCATAGACGGCCATGGCCATGGGCTGATAATATTCGTCCACAAGCCTGCACGCCTCGACGACATATCCCACCCCTATGGGCCGAGGCCATCCCGGATCAAAATCCGAAGATCCGAGCTCGAAGAGCATCGCCAGTTTCGCCACCAACGGAACCAGTCGGCTGTGTATCTGCATCTCGTTGGCGTCGTCCCGCTTCTCGATCTCCCTCGCTCTCTGTAGTTGCCATTCGCTCCAGTACTGGGCCGCCTCTGGGCTGAATTTGAGTTGGCGCCCCGGCATCTCGGCGACCTTGTTCACCATAGCCGTCAGTTGGCCCCTGACGACGAGCTCCAGCTCGGAGTTCATCGCCTCACCCTCTTCGAGGGGGAGCCATCGCTCTTTAGGCCTCCTCGGAAAGTGATAGATGAACCTCGCCATGAAGCCGCTTAGGGTGTCGTTGATCTCGGTGTTGGCCGCTAATGATGAGTCCGTCGTCGCCCACAGGACGTTGAGATAGGGGTCGTCCACTACAAAGTCGGTTTTACTCTTCGACCGCCGGTTTGTCCGAAGCTTTCGATGAATGGGTCTGCAATCGTACAACTGCATCAGCGAATCTTTGAAGCCCCTCATGTAGTCCCGTTTCATGGCCTTTAGAACCCCGGCAGCTTCATCTCTGACCCATGGGGCATGAGGGCTTGCGTCGAGGTGCTCGATGAAGGCCTCCGGCGAGAACTCCGTCGGGACCGCGTTCACAGCCGTCCCCGGCCTGTGGTCGTTGAGGAGAGACTCGGAGACGTCGATGATTGTAGTCTTTCGGCTGAGTCCGGATTTACCCGCCACGAAGATGTAGAGATTAGGATAGATCGTCCCCTGCCTCAGCTTGACCCATATCTTCTTATCGGCGATCACGGCCAGTTGATAGAGCCCCCCGGCGAGCCAGTAGTCGGGATAAGCATCGGAGACGTCCCGCCCGTATGCGATATAACGGGTTAAGTAGTGGTTCCCAGGTAGATTAAGCTTGAATTTGGGGCCGTTGTCCATCTTCATGGTGGCGAGCTCCTCCTCGGAGACCTGTCTCGCCCCCTCGGCCCCTCTGTTCCCCTTCGGCGCCGCTGCTGATTGAATAGCTCTTCTGATCGTGGTGTCCCTGTAGTCGTCGGCGCCCCTCTCTCTCCATTTCTCCTGGGGGGACGAATCCATCAAAGATCTGATCTCAGACTCGGAGAACCCCTCTTCCCATAGCCGGGCGCAGAGGTGGAACTCGTGATCAGATCTATCACCGACACTCGCGGGAGAATAGTATCTATCCTTAAATTTCGGGTCATCATCGCAGAGGGCTGCGAATCTCTCGGCCAGATCACCGCCGACTTTCCCCTCGCTGCTGTGGGCGGTGGGGGTCTTCGGTGTCTCAGCCCATACCCGGCGATGTACTCGATTGAGTGCCTCGTCGAAGTCCTCTATATCATAGGTTGCGCTGTCCAGCCTGTGGCCAGTGAAGGTGAGATACCTGCCCCCATCGTAGACCTCCACATTGCCCTTTTTGCGCCCCTCTCGGCGAAGCTTTCCATATCCCAGTATTCGGAGCCCCCCACCGCTCGGAGAGATCTCAACGTAGCTTCCCAGCTCCTCGACGATCTCCAGCGCCCACGGCTCGATCTTCCCGTCCTTGACGCAGTGGTCTAGGTCCACCCCGGCGAGAGCCTCCATAGCATTGAGAGAGAGACCGATCCCGTCGAATCCGCCCCGATGGTAGGCCTGGACTGCCTGGGAGAAGGTCATCCATTCTGTGGGATCGTGGGCGTCGATCTTTTTCCCGTCCTCATTGAATGGTGGTTTGGTCCACTTCCCATTGACGAGGGTATATTTCCACAGAATCCAGCCTTCGACCTCCTTCAGGGCAGCGGGTGCGTTCCGATGCCAGACTTCGAGGGCCGTCGGCTTCGGGGGGGTGGTCATCTGCACCCCCCATTGCCGTTTTTGTAGTAATGGAGCTGATCCATGTAGTTGCGAGCCGAATCGAAGTATGGCTCCTGGCCCAGTCCCTTGGCCTCGGTATCAGGCAGATCGGGCAGATCGACCTTGACCTGTGCGATGTCATATGCTACGGCTTGTCGGATCGTTTCAAGCTCCTCCAAGAGGGGCTTCACCTCGGTGTTGAAGGCGTTAATGTGCTTCCGGCCAACCTCACGGATCTGGTCTTCTAGTACCTGAAGATCGAATTCGTGAGGGAAGACGACGCCATCCCAAACCACCTGGAGCTCCTCGTCTGCCTCGGTTTTGGCTCTCTGATATTTCGCCTGAAGGTCTCTGTCCTGGAAGAGATCGATCGTATTTTTGATGATCCTACCTAGCTCTCCTGGGTGTAGCGCTTCCAGGGCGTCTAGTTCTGCAGTTCCGTCAATCTCGAAGTTCTGGCGGAACGTCTTCACCGCTCCAGGGTCGCCTTTGATTTTGTTCAGAGGAAGCTTGAACTCCAGGACCTGGGCACGGGTTAGGACCACGGGCTCCAGCTGGATAGGCTGATCAGGGCAGTATCGAGGTTTCCAGAACTCGATCTGCCTGGCCACCTGTCTGGGCATCCCTGTGCCCGCAACATCGAGATCAGAAACGTAGATGATAACAGCCGGCTTGCCGGACTGTTTTACCCGTTTCAGAAAATCGATCACAGAAGTAATGGACATGTAGCCCAATCCCGTGACGAGATTGACACCTCGGTGCTGGCATATCGGCTCTAGGACGTCGTTCATGGTGGACTTCTCGGCCCAGACTTCGACATGATAGGGCTGGAGGTCATCGGAGTACGTGTAGCCAATCCGTTTGAATGCTGGAAGCTCCAAGTCCATTGAAATGTCAATGGACGGCGTTTCCCAAAACTCCCAATCTGGTGCCCAGTCAACTGGAAGATGTTCAAAGAGCTCAACATTGAGATGTGGGTCTGGGTTTCGCCTGTCTATTATCAGCTCGGGGTCGACCAGACCCAAATATCGCGCAGCTGCTGCCGCGTTGGTCAGGAATTCCCAGCTTTTATCGTCGTTAACGTACAGCTTCCCATCCGTCCTTTTGATGTCTGCACTCGACAGGACGTGATAGTGAGCCCGCCGAAGGTGGACCCCGCCAGCGTAGCCGAACCGATTCCAGATCTCAGCGAACCACTCTGCATTTTTCTTGTCTCCTGGTGTACCTGAGTAAAATGGATCCCTCGCCGGGGACATGGCCAACAGGTCCCGGACATTCTTCGACCCCGTCTCTGATTTGAGGGCTCGGAGCTCGGCGTAAGGGGAAGGGTTCATCTTCTCCCCTCTGGTCCGATATCTCTAATTTCTTGCGCATGTGTGCTGCGAAAGTATTCTAGGGGGATCATGATTCGAACCCCCCCAAATCGTCACCATGCCTGGTCTTGTCGAGCGCGGCCGCCTCCATTTTCGCTTCATGAAGGTCCTGGGCCAACTCATTAAGTTTCTCGGCGAGCTCTGGGATGCGGAAGATGATTGCGAACGTGGCGAGCGCGTTTTTCGCAATATCCATGTGTAGTTCGTCATCGATTGCATGGTTGGACGCCATACCCACCGCGCCAAAACCCTTGATCGTCTTGGTGAAAACTGTCTTCGGACGTGGTAGGTTTTCGCAGCAGAACTGATTGATTGTCTCGGGGCTGGGCGCCCATAAAAGAACATATCTTGCGTTCCTCTCGTCATCTACGATGATGATTCGAAGACCTTCGCCTCCCACCGCGAGTGTTATGTGTGGATCTCCCGCTCGGTGTACAAGCTCGGAAATCTCGGCTACCGTGATCGGTTCTGTCATCACGACCGCCTCGTTTTACTTGGGCGGTCGAGATCTTGGTCTATTCGGGATGCAATCTCCACATCGTCTTCGGGTTCGCGGTAAACACCGCGAAACTTATATGCTACAAAGTCGCACCTATTCATATACAGTCACCTTACCTGGGTGAAGGTCGCGTCAACGTCGCCGGCGGCAACCGGCGACGTGCTACTCTTATTCTTTCACAGCCTCTGCTTTCATGTGTATTTTTTCCAGTCTAGTGGAATTAATGTTGTCTTCAGATACATCAGCAGCGAAGACCTCAGCGAGATCATTAAGAAAGCTTTTTGCAGTCTCCGTTAGCCGCTCGTCGACTTTATTTTCAAGCAGAAAAAGGCAAATCTGGACCAGTTTCAAATTCTGCTGCCTGGAAGTTCTGTTTACACGGAGAACTTCATTGAGAGCTCGGACTGCAAAGTTGCGCTGTTCCTTGAATTCCTCGATCTTCGGTCCGCTGGCGAGCCCAGCTTCGATGAGGTCCCGCGCCGTCCCCGCTAGCGTGGCATTTTCTTGATTGGATTTTTCCAGGATTTTGGCTTTAAGCGTGCCTGGTATCCTGATTACGAGTTGTTCGTCTAACGTTTCGAGCGGCATGAGAACTACCTCGGTATATCGTCTGGCATTCAAGATATAAAAGGGTTTCTATTCGGATTTGAATAATATAAAATCCTGATGTGTAAACTTACTGTGAAATAATATTTAAGCAAAGTATTTCATCTTTTCTGTGGGTTATCTATCGAGCCCACAAAAATGATGAACATTGATCTATAAAATTAAGCTAGAACCCGTTATTTGTTAACTCGATCGTTCCAGACACTATACGAATTGAGCCAGGCCGTAGCGTACCATCATGGGGTTCGGGCCGGATTTTACCGTCATCCGAAGGGCGGCTTCGCTTGGTAGTGGTTTTGCTGATGGTGCTTTTCACGCCGTCGATGTCCTTCGCGACGGCTATAAAATCAGCTGGATATAATCTCGCCGGCGGCGATCACTTAGAGAAAAATAGGCCACTGTATGAACATATCGGTAAATGCTCCATTTATTTTGGTCTGAGTTTTAGAATAAAAATTCGGTTCTCATCTTTAAATATTTCATAATAAGCTCGATAATCACCTAGTCTTACACGATATCGATTTTTATGACCTCTGCATTTTTCTATATCGTAATTATGTGAATCCTGGGACAAAACGAACGTTTGCTTTTGAAACTGAAATGGATTTTCTTGAAGAAAAGAAATAAACGTCCCAAAGTCTTCTTGATGTGATCTAGGAAGGTCTTCGATAAACTCGGTGACCCTCTTATGCAAATCAACTTTGAAGCTCATAAGCCTAGTTTTGCTTTGAGGCTCTCCCATGGAACGCCATTTTCTCTCGTTTCTTTAGAGAGGCGGTCCAGCTCTTCGGCTTCCGCTTCGCTTAAATCGATTTCCTGAATTTGAAATATATCCATATCTGTGGGTTCTGCCCTACTGAATGTTCTCTCAAATATTCCTTTACCACTGGTCCCTGTCGTGGTTGGTGGTGCTGCAAGTCCCCTTTCAATATGGAATCCGATACGATGGTATCCACTTGTTTTCACGTCGCTGCTATTTGCGGGTAACCTAGACCACCAATTTGGGGAGCTGCTGATCCCACCAATTTCAGTATAATCATCTCGCAAGGAGTTCATCTATCTCCGAATACGTGATTTTTCTTAGGGATTCTTTGGGCGGCTCGACTTCTTCGCTGGTTTTGATTTTGCCGTATATGCTTTCGTAGGTTTTTAGATGATTCAGTAGCCACATAACCAGCGATCGGGCTTGTTGTGGGGTAAGTTTTAGACAGATTTCTTCGGTGTGCTCTACTACTTGTCGATTATGGAGCATGGCTTCGATGGCATCCACCTTAGTTGTGATAGCAACTGCTTCGATATATCCCGGCCGGACGCCTCCCCAAAAGCTAGTCGGCGTAATCTCCCGATAAAACTCCGACCTACCGCCCGTTTGATCTTTTACTTCTGGTATTTCGATCTCTTTTTCGCCCATCTATTCACTTTTGTTGTCCGTGACCGCAATATATCTGTCGGTGTCGCTACTTCGTCCGAATCCCCTCGATCTTCTCCCTCTGCTCGAAAGTGTACCGCCGCGCCTTCACTTTATCCCGCCAGCAGTTCATGTTCTCGATCCCCGCCGCCTTCAGCAGTCGTCCTAGGGGCCTGGACTCCATCCCCACAGCCTCGGCAACCTCGGACACGCTCGGCTCTATTCCCCGGCTATGAAAATCTCTGATCGCCTCCAGCGCCCTCGCCACCACCTCCCCCTCCTCTGTCTTAGGTAAGGGTGTCTTAGGTAAGGGTGTCTTAGGTAAGGGCTCGTCTTGTGTAAGGCTTGATGTCTTATGTAAGAGACGAGGACGCGCCCTTACATAAGACTCTTCGCTGTCTTGTGTAAGGCTCGCCGGAAGGGTCTTCCCGATGTACTTCTTTCGAGTCTTCCCATCCGCCCACCAATAGGCATACCAATAAGGGCCGTGGCCTTCGCCCTTCGCGCATTTCTTGCATCGCTCTTTTCCACAGAAGACGACCTCCTGTTTGTATAACCTCCCCGTTGTGGGGTCTTTGATCGCATCCATGATTTGTCTTATGTAAGGAATGGTATATATGGGTTTCCTTACATAAGACGGTGCCTTACATAAGATTCTTATGTAAGGATTCGACGGGTTCCAAGTCTTACATAAGACACGTGGGGGGACCGAGGACTACGCCCACATGAGAAATGCCTTCAGAAATTAAAATAACGAATCGGGATAAAAATCGGTACAGCCCTTAACACGATGGAGCAAGCCGAAGAGCCCACAGCGGACAGAGAACCCAAAGGAACCGCCAAAATAGTAAGTGAAGGGTGCTCAATATACCAGCGTCCGATATTGCTCTTCACCATCAAGATCCCGATGGACTCGCACATCAAGAACCGTGAACTCGATACCCTCGTATTTCAGAACGTCGTCGATCTCGATCGCTTCTTTCGTCATAACTTTGCCGTCGCCGTAATCCCAACCACCACCGGACGGCTTGATGATCGGGTTTTCTTCCCAACGACATTTGAACTCTTCCCATCCAAAGGTTGTAACGTACTCTTCGGATTGATCCCAGATTTTGATCACTATGTTCGGCGGGGTGCCTTCGTCGGCGAGCCCCGAGCTTGTGATGGTGGTTATACTTCCCCAGTCATCCCGCGTTGTATAATATTCGCCGTTCCCGTTGATGGTGATGTAATCGGCTTGAGGATCACCATATCGATCTGTACCGATAACCACGATCTGACCCGTTGCCGGATCTCCACCCGACACCGTGAACCAAATTATCGTGAAATAATAGACGCCTTCGTAATCTGTGGCCGTGATCCCCGATAACATCGATTCGGCGGTTGCGGGGCCGTTGTAGAACTCAGAGGTTTCCCCGCCCTTCTTCTCGGCGGTCTGGTTAAAGTAGTCGTCCTCTTCGATCATCGAGACCGAGCCCCCACAGCTAAGTAAGGTTCCAGAAGACGGTATGCTGTCCAAGACCAAAGGGGTGTCCCCATCACGCCACCGCCTTTAAACGAGCCGTCGAAGGTCTCGGAGATCTCGGATATCTTGAACGATTTGACGCCCCCTGCCTGGAGTTGCCGCCTCTTCGAGTTCACTGTGGACAGTCTCGCCAGGATCTCCTCGCAGACCGCGTATTTCACCGCCCACGGGATTATCGCGTTCCCATCTCCATCAAGATCTGCAATCCTCCACCCCTGGCGCGTCTTGATCAGTCTAGGCCACTGGAGGGGCTGGGTGGAGATGTCGGTCTCGTACTTCTTACCCACAAAGAGAAGAGAATCAACGATCTTGGAAGCGTATTTTAAGGCGTCCTCTTTGTCTGCTGAGGATGCGCCGGTCCAGGCCGTGGAGTCGGGTCTATCGGCTACGTAACTATCAACTTCTGAGGATGTTACATATTCAGCCATGAAAAATACCTCCTAAAGGAGCTATGGGGGCCGCCGGTGCGAAGAGCGGCCCCTCGTTGTTATGGCTTAACCATCGTGATATTTTCAAGGCAGTGCGTAGGCTTCGATAGTTCCGGCGATGTTGGTTCCCGTGGTGTCGGTGATGTCGATGTGGATCGTTCCGTCGGCCTGGAGGTATCGAGCCGTCTCGATCGGGCCTATCGCGAACTCGTCGTTGGCAACCACATCGTCGCCTCTCACAAGGTCGCCGAGCCCCCGCCTGAAAGCAGGGTGAGCGGTTCCAGCCTTCAGAGTCACAGCACCGCCGGTTCCAGTCCCCGCTGAGATGTGGACGAGGATAAGCAGCCTCTTGAAGTTGGCTCCCTCGGCGATGACGTGATGGTTTCCCTTATCGATCGCGTCCGGGGTTTCCCTGTCAGCCCACGCCCCGGCCAGTTCATTTACGGTAATTTCAGATCTTACCATGATTCACCACCTCAGCTCGGAGCACAGGTCAGAACGCACAGGCATTCAGGATCGATGACCTTCGCGCCGTAGCAATGCAGACCTCGGAGGGCGTCGGCAAAGAATTTGTCAGGCCTGTAAGCCTCGGTCTCGTTCACAGAGTCGGCGAAGGTGGTCGCCCTGCTGACACCGGCCAGGATCTTGTAGTGATCTCCGGCGGTGTTCGGCACGTTGTTACTTTGTAAAATATCGAAGCCGTAGAGCCGGCCTATCTGGCCGTTGAGCATGACCTTCTCCACACCGGACCAGGGCGGCGTGGTGATCGTGTCCTCCTGGAACATGACCTTGGACACCCACGGAGGAATGATAATCCAGCGGCCCGGGGTGGGCACGTTGGCCTCATCGAGCTTCTGCTTGACCTCAAGCAGCTCCTCGGTTACGATGTCGGTCGTCCCGTCGAAGATCTTATCGGACCCATCCGCCCCCACAGCAGAGCCGGCCTGAGCGGCCATGATCCCGGCGATGTACTCGTCAGCGACCTCGGCGAGCTGATATGCCGCGTCTCTCGTGGCGGATTCCATCAGGGCCACGTTCATCTGAGCCTTGTCGATGTCCTCGATGCGGAAGTTAAAATATTTCGACTGAGTGATCTCCAGGACGGTGGAGGCGTCGTCGAGGTCTTCGGGGTCGCCTATCCCCGTGGTCTTGTCGTAGTTGTCGATCGTTATCGGGCCGTGCGCCACAATCCTCACCGTGTCGCCCTTCCCCTTCACGTCGCCCTCATAGTCCCTGTTGATCACAGGGGCCTGGCCGTAAACCAGGGCCTTCTGGAGACTCTGGAGGATTTGGGCGCTCCAAACCTCGCCTATAAAGTTCGTTAGTGACATGTACTTACCTCAATGAGCCTTCTTTCATCTGGCTCTTGATCTGGTCCATGTTTGCGATGATCTCGTCTGGCTTCATGGCCTTCACAGCCTCGCGAGTGAGAGGTTTCTTTACCTCGCCCGCTGGATTGCCACCGCCGCCCACAGGCTCCTTTGGTCCGATCTCTTTCAGCAGCTTCTCGCCGTCTGCCTTCAGCTCCGCCTCGGTCGTCCCCGCCAGTCTGCTGGCCAGGGCCGGGGGGAGTTTCAGGTCGGTGGCGATCTTCGTCTTCAGAGAGTCCAGGGAGGTCTTTTCGTGCTCCGCCACCTTCTCTTTCAGGGCGGTATTTTCAGCAACGACCTCGTCATACTTCACCTTCTCACGGTTGACTCGATCCTGGACTATTCGGTCCACATCAGCCTGAGTAAATTTCTTTTCACCATCATCGCCGGACATATTCGTGATCTCCGAGTTTACGGCCTCGTTTGCCTAATTGTATATTCTTATCGGGATAGTATTTAAAGCTTTGTCCTTATTGTAGAATAATCTATGAAACAGTTGTAGCTGCTCGGAAGTTTGCGTAATTTTGTTTCAGCCTCAAGTGTTCATTTTCCTTCATGAAGTCAAGGGCATTAGAATCCACTTTGCGGCCTAGACGGCCACCCATCCCCTTGAAAACGGGCGAGGGAAGGCACTGGCACGTCGGATGATAAGGGGGCCGATCCTCTCCCCTGGTGTGCGTAAATGAGGCCATGAACTGACACCACGGGCAGGGGCGAGGCCCTAAAATGATATTGAACCCGTCTATCGCTTCTATCTGATCTGCGATATTAAAATAAGCTGAATTGGAGGCGAGGGCGTGCTCTGTCCGGTAAATCTGATATCGTTTCCATTTTTTTAAATAAGTAAATTCTTCTCTGAATTTCTTATCAAAAGCTTCCCATGTCCCCGTCTCTCGATATGACTCGATCAGGATTCTACGTACTTCATTTCGGCCCGACCCCCCCACAGACTTGATGAACATTCCGCCGCGCTTCGAGAGGTACTCATCAACCAGGGGGTCAAGCTCACGTTTTGATGGGAAGGATGCCATCAAGTCCATGCCTTCGAGCTTGTAGATGGTGGCCTCGGCCTGCTGTTTGTAGGGGACGCCTAGATAATATTTCGAGGTGGGGTCCGCCATATCCGACCACAACCTCCGCCCAAATTCCTCGACCAAGGGGTCGGACTCTCTCACCATCCGAGACACGACCTCCAGGGGGATCCCCTGATTGTAGGCGCTGAGGTATCCGGCCAGGTCTCTGAGGGGCATACTCGCCAGGTCCTCCACATCCAGGGAGATGGACATGAGAAGAGCCCGCCCCTTCGCTGTGGGGTTCGTGACTATGCCGAGCTTTAACCGCTTCTGAAAATCGGTTAAGACTCGGATCTCTTCGATGGTTAGCTGCCTCATACCATTATCTCACGCTTGAAGAGATCCTCTTCCTCCTCGATTCTGGCGACTTCGGCGTCGATGTCCTCCTCTGAAGCCCCTTCCATCAGCCTGGATATGCTGGACCGGCGAGACGTGACGCCCGCGTCACGCTTTGTTTTTTCGACGTTGGCCGCTTCCACAGGATCAACGGGAAGAGATGACCGCCACTCAAGGGAGACGTTGGTGAGCTTCTGAGATCCGGGCATTCTGGATGCAACCTCGAGTTCTGCAGTGGTCTTGAGGACCTCGATGAGCTTCGGCCTGATCCTGAGCCTTAGCCTGTTGACCTTCGCCAGTGTGGGGAGCATCAGCCTCTTGAGGGCGCTTCCCGACTCGGCGAGCCCGTTCTTAGTCTCACCGAAGGCAGCCGGGGAGAGTTCGGCCATGACGTAGAGCTGGGAGAGAAGGGTCTCGATCTGTCGGAACGTGGCCTCCATCTCAGCATCCCAGGTTAGGATCTTTGGCGGGGACTCGCCCTCGTTAAGTGCGATGTACTTCTCATCGGAAGCCCACACGACCTCGCCGGTGAGGGGGTCCCGGACTCTAAGGCCCGACGGCCCACACATCCAGGGATCGGCGAAGACGTCCAGGGTCCCCGAGACCTTGATCAACCTCCGCTCGATCTCCTCCACAAGGTCGAAGATGTCTTTGAAGTCGTCCAGCCCGAAGACGCCGTCCCCTGCCTTCAGGTTGGAGAATGGGAAGACCAGGAAGCCAGCCACGCCGGTCTCCTCCTCGGGCTTCAGGGTGGCGTATCGCTCGATCGTGTCGAGGGAGACGGGCTCTTTGATCTCCTTACCGTCGGAGGTGAGTTTCAAGAGCCGGTGCTCAATCTTTCCGGGCTTGTGGATCTCCACCTTGACGTACTTGTCATCGCCGAAGGGGACCTCCCAGGCCAGGACGTGAGCCGTGAACGTCCCGGCGTCGTCCGGATCGACTACCGGGATCCAGTGGCGGGGATCGATCCGACTGATAACCCCGCGCTTCCCATCCCATCGGGGTTTGAGGACACCATCCCCGAAGGCGATCAGGTCGGTGAATAGGTCGTAAACGGCGATCTCGAAGCCGTTGCCGTCGGCTATCCTGTCCACCGTGGCCTGATCCTCGGCGGTGATCTTCGGTGGGTTCCCCGCAGCCAAGTCTGCGAATAGGGTCGTGATGCGCTTGAACCAGTTGACTCTCATCTTGATGATCCGAGGGGCGTCGTCCTCATTCAGTCCGGTGAAGACGAGATCGTGGTCTCCTTCCATCAGCAGCCGGTTCTTTGCGTATCGAGCCAGCCGGTCTTTGTCTGGCGGCCACTTCTGGCCGGGTTTGAGAAAGTCTAACGTAGTGAATACGGTCATCTTGAAGGCCTCCTAAAATCGGTAACACGGCGGATCTTGCTGATTCTGTTGACCAGGTAGCGAAGGGCGTCGGCGAGGTCGTCGTCTTCTTTGATGGGCGCGTCCTCGCCCCGCTCGGTGGCTTTGGGGTCCCATCTGTAACCTTCGAGCTCCTCGGCCAGCATAGGGCAGCCGACGAGCTGGAGCCACCCCTGGTCAAAGGCGTTGATCACCTTCTGGATCCCGTTGAGAACGTCGTTGTCTGCCTGCTGGACGCCCTCGATCCCATCCCCCACAAACTGGAGCCTGTGAGCCTTCGCCGCCGGGTCGACGTCGATCGATGTCGGGTACATCCCAGCCAGGAAGGTCTTCAGGTCCTTCGAGATCTCAGCCGGGGACTTGTCGGCCTTGCGGTACTCTCCAGCAACGTACCACTTATCGGCTAGCCGGTACGCTTTCAGCATCGCTGTGGGGTGAGTTGCGCCGGGGTCCACAGCCACCCTCATCTCCTCGATCCGACCGTCGGGAAGGTGGGGGATGCAGTGAAGATCCCGGTTGAAGTTGCGGTAAACAGCACCCTCAGCAGCTACCCACAAACCGTCGATGTACCTCTGATAGAAGAGGGACCCCTTCGGCCCGAACTGGCGCTTCAGCTCGGCGACGTATACGGGATCGAGCCAGGGGTTATCTGTCAACTCGAAATGCCAGGTCTTGAGATCGAGCTCGCCCTCTCGGTCGATCCATTTCTTCTTGAGGTAGTGACCAGGGGGGCCGGGATTCGTGGTTAAGAAGAGTTGAGATCCGGGTTCGGAGAGTCGGCTTATCAGCATGTTGAAGAAGCTCTCGGGCTGGAGGCTCCCCTCGTCGACGTAGGCACCGCCGAGGGTGAGGCCTGCGATCTTCGTGAAGG